GTGTAGTGACACAATATACTACATTAATGTCAAATCGTATATTTATAAATTGCCGTTTCGCATTATAGTAGACCGTTTTATACAAAGCACCGCCCCCCGCATACAGGCTTTGCGTAAGTGCATTATTAACGAGAATGAGTTTTATACCAATATGCTTTCTTTGTTAAATGAGTATGACTATAAATATGTGAAAAAACCAACCATTGAATACGATATGGACAAGATTATTAGCAAAAAGCTGCTGCACTATTTAAACCGATTTTTCTCGCCCGATATGCAGTTTGATACAGAGCAAGTGGTCGTGTTAAATGATGCACCAACCAAAAAATCCAATACCCGTCGTAAAAAACACTACAAAGACAAGTAGCGCGCTGCCAAACGCATTATAGTAATCTCGTTTGTATGATTCCCTGGATTTCTTCTAAATATTTCACCAAAATGCTCATCAAAATAGTGGAGGTAAAGAGATAGACACCTGCACTGTATGCAATTTTTTTGTCCAGGGGGGTAAACTCCACCGTGGTCCATTTGTTGAACCGAATAATTAAAAATAGGGATATATACATTTTGATTGCCGAATGGAGTAGCTCCAAATACTGGGGCGCACCGGCAAACACACCAAAATACGTGAGCGCAACTAATACGTAAACAATCATGATTGAATAATTAAACATGGCAGTTTGGATTTTGTGAAATGACCAACTCATTATTATAATATGAACTCATATTATAATACTTTTTATCCAATCCGTTTATCCAATCCTTTTATACAACGCACATATCTATTTCTTTGTAGTCCCCTCTTGGCTTGCCCCTACCACATTGTATAGCGCAAGAGTTCGCGCGCTCGGGTCATCCGTCTGCACAAATCTCGGCATCCAAAAGTCCGTGACTACTTGGTCGCATCCTGGAAACCGCTTGTCAAACAGGGTGCGATAATAATATTGCTCGTCCGTTTTGGGTGCCAAATGTGTATACGTAGCCATCTTTTTGCGCCTTTCTTCCTTTGTGTTCGTCTTATTTAAATGTTCGGTAATCTTTTCTTGGAGCACCGTAAACAAGGACCGCTCTTTGGAGCTGCTCACTCCGTCGCTAAACGCCTCCTTGGTGCGCCACAGTATGCAGTCGGGCAATAACTGGTTTCCTTCTGCGTTTACGCAATGCTCCCTGCTAAATGCGTTCCGAAACAAATATTTCTCGCACTTGCCGTTTTGCACGTGGAACCGTATTTCGGGGGAAATCGTCATCACGTATTGCACCAAGGCCCTATCTAAAAAGGGCGTGCGAGGCTCTAGGCCGTGGGAAGAAATGCTGCCATCCGACCGGCGCACGTCGTGTTTATAAATATTGTCTAGCAATCTGCGTATGTCGGCGTCAAATGCATACGCATCGGGAGCTTTGTATTCGTAAATGTATCCACCAAAGAGCTCATCGGCACCATCCCCATTGAAAATAACCTTGGCGTCACTCACCTTGGAAATATGCTTGCATAGCTCGCTGTTGGGTATGGAGGCCCTCACAGTGGTCGTGTCAAACGTCTCAATATTGTATATGGTGTCTTCAATTGCGCGAAAGAAATCGTCTTCCTGCAATATGACTTCGGTATGCTTTGTTCCAAGGTAGTCCGCCACAATGCGCGCATTTCTCAAGTCTTCCGACCCCAATAGTCCGATGCTATATGTTTCGAGTGGTTGCCCAGACACCTCTTTGTGAAGCTCATTGATGCACGCGACAACCGAGCTACTGTCTAACCCGCCGGACAACAAGCACGCAATCGGACGGTCTGTGTTGAAATACCGCTTTTTAATCGCTTCTTTAAAATAATACTGAACCCCCTTGTAAATATCGGTCAATGACTGGTCGCTTGTGATTCGGACCGAGGAGAATGGTAAGCGATGGTAACTTAACATTGGGCTAGACATGGCCCACTGGTCTTTATCAAAAATTAATTCTTGAAACCTGCCAGGAAGAAACGGCACTATATTGCACGTGGGATAATTCGGCTCATCCAGTGCTTGTTTTGTGCTGATTAGCATTTTGATTTCAGAGGAAAAGGCGAACTGATTCTGTGCGCAAATATGCGATGGCACCATTGCATACAAGGGGCGAACCCCAAACGGGTCTCTCGCGACGTATACCTTATTTACACGCGGGTCATACAATACGAATGCAAAGACCCCATCCAACATTGCGAGTGTTTGCGCGATACCGTAACGAATGTATAAATGGAGAATCACCTCGCAATCGCTATTCGTAGATGGGTGAATCCCCAGCTGCTCATATAGATGCTTGAAGTTATAAATCTCTCCGTTGCATATTAGGTGGACGTTTTGAACCGAGATTGGCTGGTTTGAAATGGTATCCATCCCATTAATTGCGAGCCGGTGGAATCCGAACAACACGTGTCTGCCCATATCTTGCAAGACGGAATACTCGGGACCACGGTTTCTTCCTTTGTCAAATCCACGTTCGATAGTATTCATGGATAATGTTTGCTTGCGGTTTAGTAAAGCGAATATGCCACACATGTTTAAACGAAGGAGGAATGTTATTATAATAGGCGCGATTTGTTTATATTCTATTGTATAATGAGAATAACAATGACAATGATAATGACAATAACAATGACAATAACATTGACAATGACAATGTATAATAGATTATAATAAAATATCATTGTATAATAATGCAGCATAACCAACCGAATTATAGAGATACTTTAGTATCGGACCGCCATAAAATCACGAATGACCGTTTTTATAACCGAATCGTTCCATCCACCCCGCTTCAACCCTATTTAAGCGTGGCTCCTGTCCAAACCAAGTTCACTGTTCTTCCTATGAGAGACTTGAGAAAGCAAATAAATGAACCAATGGAACAGTTAGGAACCTTTAAACCAGACCAGATGTTCAACCCTGGTTCCGGTGCCGGTCCTTGGTCCGGCTTTGCCTCCTCTATCAATACGGAATCTATTTTAAGGAACCAAGTGTACGCTTTGCAAAAAGCCAGCCAAACGGTATATGTGCCCAGTAGCAAAAGCGACCTATACCAGTATGGGTTTGATACACCGAGTGTGCACCAACCGTTTTCGCTATTGTTTGAAAACTATTCTCCCCAGCATACCACCCCTCTAGTAGACCAAATCAAAGGGGGAATGTTTAACAACTCTACGCGAACCCAACGCGAGGAATAATGAAACAACACACAATACACAACAATAAAACACAACCCGACACAAAACAATACAACAAAACAATCACGTAATATATTATATAATTTTTTATATAATAGATATTATTATGAGCACTGGAATTATCGACCAAATCACGCTGGAATGTTTAATGAATAAAGACATCTACAATAAAATAATGGCCCATAAGACGCTTGTCACGAAAAAGAATCAAGACAAAGAGTTTTACCATAATCGGATACTGCATTTGTTCGAGCAATTAATGACAAACACGCAACCAGAAGGGTTGATGCAAGATGTCACGTATGCGTTTGAAAACTATGTAAAAACGTGCATACGCTATTTCAAGATTATAGATGAAAGCGACATCATCCAGCAAGATTATAATGGGTCGCCAAGCAAACACCATTCGACATTGGAGTGTCTAGAAGAGTCAAACAATGAATTGGAGGACGAAGATGAATTAGAATACGAAGATGAAGAAGACAACGAATCAGAAGAGGGGGACAACGAATCAGATGAAGACGAAGATGAATTAGAAGACGAAGACGAAGACAATGAATCAGAAGACGATGAGTTAGACGATGAAGAGGTATCTGAGCACTGTGTTGGAAAAAAGGAAGAACCATACGAACTCGCGTCTGCGCACAAATCCAGATACTTTAACGAGGACGCCTTGTGCGCAATCATTTCGGAGGATGAAGAGGATTCGGATGAAATAAAAGAGCCAAAAACAGAAGTAAAAGAAGTAAAGGAAGAAAAGAAAGCGCCCAATAACCAGGCGAACGTGCTTGCGCCGATAGCTCTCAAGGGAAGATTAGATATTTTTATGAGAGGGGGTAAACAAGAGCAGGCGCCACGAAACAAACCCGTGAAAGAGATTGTTCCAAAGGTAAAAGACATCAATTTAGAGAATCCAGAACTGAAGAACAAAGGAATTGGTAATAAATGGAAAGAAAAGAATTGGTAATAAATGTAAAGAAAAGAATTGGTAAAAAGAATAATATGCGTAATAATTATGGTAAGACACGCAACACGCAAGCGTGGGGGGAATGCGACTAATGAGAACTCAATGCAATCCCCTCCTGCAAAACACCGTAAAACAATGAAATATAAGAAGATGCAATGTAGCCCGCATCCGGAAAAGAATGATTTTAGTTGTTTCACGGACGACCAGCTATTCAAGCTGCGCGATAGGTGGAACTTGAGACATCCCGATGTGCCTATAACCAGTAGCTCGTCAAAAGAGATATGGAGCTTGTTAAAGACTAATCTGAGCAACACGTGCAACAAGGAAACGTGCTGGTTGCGCCAAAACTTTATGACGCCCGAAATGAGCAAAGAAATGCTGTCCTCATTTGCTCCCGAATCGCCCGCCACTTGGAAGCGAGACCCTAACGCGTGGTTATCCAGTTTGGATATATTAAGCGTAATGAAACAATACGAGAAATCGTATAAATGCTTTGAGTTCATTGGTCCGTCGCCAATTGATTACGATACGATTGAGCTGGATGGGGTCTGTGTCTTTGAAGAAATCTGCAAGTTTAATCTGCAACAACAAATCGCGCACGGCAAAACCAAGGTCGGGTTTATTTTCAACACGGATACGCACGACAAGTCGGGCAAGCACTGGGTATCGCTGTTTGTCAACATTAAAAAAGGGCTTATTTACTTTTTTGACAGTGCGGGGGACAAAATACCGAGAAACATTAACAAGCTGGTGAAAAACATTATTCGCCAAGGCAAACGCTTGCCCACACCAATACTATTTCAGTTTGACCAAAACTACCCAGTAGAGCACCAGTATGGGAACACCGAGTGCGGGATATACAGTTTGTATTTTATTGTGCATATGCTTCAGGATAAACTGACGGCGCACTACTTGAAAACGCACATCATTACCGATAAATACGTGAACAAGTTCCGCAAAATATATTTTAATGAAGAGCTGTAAGCTGTAAGCTCTAAGCGGAAAGCGGCAAGCGACAAGCGGAAAGCGGCAAGCGACCAGCGGTAACCCAGAATCATTACAAATAATAATATAAAACTACCATTATAGTATTATTATGGATTTACATTCGTCAGCGAACTTTTTGAACAAAGACAATATAGAAACCTTATGGGAGGTCTTATCCGAGTCCCCTATGGTGACCAAACTGCCGAGCGCACAGCAATCCCAAATGCAACAACAGATGGCACAACAGATGCGAACATTTTTTAACAAGGAGGGCGCAAACAAATCGTATGACTTGATGACATTGAACAAGAGGTTCCTGGAGTTGGCCTTACGAAGTATGAGCAACCCACCACCAACACCCCCTGCGGCACTCACGACGGCAAGGTATACATCGCAACAAATCCAAGAAGCAAGGCAAACGCAATTTGAACAGCAATACAACAAGAAGAAGGAAGAGTTTACGGATGCAATCACCTTGCGACCCCCACCGACGCCCACCTTTGCGGATAAAAAGGACGAACCGATTAGCGAGATGGAGCAACTGATTGCCAATATGGTGGCGCAACGTAATTTTGAAATGGACGAGATATCCAAACGAATCGCAACGAGCGCGCCAACGAATCCCGCTTTTTTAAAGGCGACCGACACGTCGATTAAAACGGAAAAGCAAGAGGAAAAGGAGAACGTAATGAAACAAATCAAGATTGATAACACGCGCTTTATAGAAAGCCCCGTGCCCGTGGATATTACAAGAGTCGTTAACCCAATGATTGCGCGCAATACGGAGCCCTTGAACAAAGACCTCAAACGAATCACCATCAATGAAGAGCTGAATGAGACGCATTATTATGAAAATATTGGGGCTCCTCCCAAACAAACGGTTACGAATCTGCCTCCGAGTCAAAAGATGGCAACCAGTATCAATAATTTGTTTAGCAAGCTCAAGCAGGTTCCAATAACAGAAGACCCGGTTCAAGCCCAGATGGATGCATTGGGTCGCAGAATGGATGAACTGCAACAAAAAATGGAACTTATCCTCCAAAAAATAGAACATTTATAGACACCCCTCTCACATTTATATTGGTTAAAAAAGAATCAGTAAAGTAATTATTATTTTTAGAATACCTATATTTTTAGCACACTATATATTAATGAACACGCTAAGTACAATGCAAGGCGCGATATCTGTTTCTGCGCCAAAAGTAAATCCCAATATTGCAGGCGGATGGTCTGCGCTTGGAACAGGCACGAACAATGAGGTCAAAGCAATTAGTTCGGTGGACCCATCCAATGTCTATGTAGCCGGATGGTTTTCGCAAGTAAACGGGACGAACGCAAATTATGTCGCCAAATGGAATGGAAGCGCGTGGTCCACACTTGGCGCGGGTCCGGGTTTAAACAATGTAGTTGGAGCCTCATTTGCTTTAGATGCATCAAATATATATTTTGCCGGAGATTTTACGACCACCAACGGGTCTCCCTCCGCATATAGAATTGTAAAGTGGACTGGCTCAAGTTGGTCAATCGTAGGTTCTGGAGTGAATGGGGACTTGGGAACAAATGACCGTGTAGACGGTATTCATTCGCCAAATACTTCAAATCTATTTTTGACGGGTAAGTTTACAAGTTTAGGTAGCGTATACACACCAACCTCGGCTATACGTGTAGGAAAATGGGATGGCTCGTCGTGGTCTGCAATGGGGTCTGGGTTAGACTTTCTTGGAAACGCCATCTGGGCGATAGATACTAGTAATGTATATGTTGGAGGCCAGTTTACTGCTGCGGGTGGTGTTGCCAATACAACCTATATCGCAAATTGGAATGGTTCCGCGTGGTCCGCCCTAGGGACAGGTGTTAACAATAATGTGTGGGCCATTTCCGCTCTTGACGCAAGCAATGTGTATATAGGAGGCGATTTTATTACGGCAGGTGGTGTCACAGTATATCGTATCGCAAAATGGAACGGTTCCGCTTGGTCTGCACTTGGTTCGGGCACAAATGGTTCGGTGTATGCAATCCACGCGTATGATGCGAGCAATATCATTATTGGCGGGAACTTTACAACTGCAGGAGGCGTTACGTGCAATCGTGTTGCCAAATGGAATGGTAGTTCGTGGAATGCGCTTGGTTCAGGAACGGTAGGGGTCAACTCCTACGTAAATGCCGTGCGGATGGTGTCTCC